CTTGATGAGCTTGAATGCAACCGCAATACCAAGTTAGTGGGGCTTGTTAAATACAAGCTAGCCACAAAGGCAGGAGATTGCGGTGGATTGCTGTCTGTTGTTGAGAACAGGCATTATGGGGGCCGATGCATCATTGGTCTCCATAGTGCTGGACACGCAAAGGTGTTCACCCGAGAGGGGTATGCCACTTTGCTGACACAAGAAGCTGTTTTGAGTCTCTTTTGTGAGCTAAGTGCATATCGTGATCGGATGGATCACCATTGCGTATCCAATCATAAAGGGTGGTTGGATGGTGCCGACGTTGAGCCCGAGGTAGTGATGTCAACGGACTTAGAGTTGGAAAAGCCCACTGATGCTGAACTTGCGAAGTTGCAAGATTCAGGATTGGTGGGCGGTTCCATGATCTATTTAGGTCAACTTAAGAAGTCCGTTAACATTGCTAATGTGACGGCTTTGATTCCCAGTCCAGTGCAAGAGGAAGCGCTTTTTGGCCCTTCACCATCGTTACCTGCCCATCTGAAGCCTGTTAAGGTTGAAGATGGTGTCAAGTATCCGATGGTGGAGGGCACCCGTGCTTACCAAAGTGATCTGTTATATGATTCCACTCGTTCCCTTGATCCCGTTGTTGAAGTGGCTATGCTTAAGCATAAGGAGGCCACTGAGGGTGCATGGAGGGGTATTTTAACGCTTGAAGAGGCTGTGGTACCACCAGAGTCTCTTAAGTTGAAGAGGATAAACCCTAACACGAGTCCCGGTTACAAATATCGGGAGTATGTCACCCCTAAGAACCCAGGAAAGAGGTATTTCCTTGGGCATGACGATAATTGGACTGAGACTTTTATGTTTCGGCCCGAGTTTGATGTTGTGCGCGAGGATGTTTACCAAATTATTTCTGATGCAGAGGTTGGAGTGAGACGAACACACTTGTGCGTGGATTTTCTCAAAGATGAGTTACGTCCATTGCACAAGGTGGAAAATGTCATGACACGAGTGATATCCGGTACTGAATTCGACTATTGTTTGGCGGTGAGAATGTATTTTGGTGCATTCATCGCCGCCACATTTGCTAGTCGCATTCAGAATGGGATGTCACCAGGTATTAACCATTACACAGAATGGGGCGAACTTGCAGCTGCTATGCTTGACAAGGGTCGCACCAAAATGTTTGATGGGGATTTTAAGAGGTTTGACGCAAGTGAGCAGCCTTGGATCACTAATGCGATATTGAATTATATCCAGGAGTGGTACAAGGCGTCTCCTTATTGGCGACCTCAGCATGACACTATCCGCAGAGTGCTTTGGTTGGACTTGATTCATTCGCGCCACGTGGTTGGGCTGGGTTCCCAGCTTAACCACGTTGTGCAGTGGAACAAGTCTTTGCCTAGTGGTCATCCATTGACCACTATTGTGAATTCCATGTATTCCCTTATCACCATTGTCGGTTGTTATCACTTGACAACATCCCGGTTGGATTTTTGGGATGAATGCTTTTGCAACACTTTTGGAGATGATAATATAACTGCCGTCTCCGATGAGGTTGCTGAGGAGTTCAACCAAGTGACAACAGCTGAAGCCATGAAGGCTTTTGGTTTGGAGTACACGTCAGGGAGCAAGGATGGTCAACTAAGACCTTATACGGATATCGAGCAGATAACTTTCCTCAAGAGGAAGTTTGTCCGTGATGATGATCCAGATGAGGCCTTAATTAGACCAAAGGCTCGTTTTGGCGTGCGTTTGAATGTAAGGAACTATGCGTGGGTTGGTCCACTTGATCCAAATTCCTTTTTGTATGAGCCTTATTGGTTCAAGAACAAGAAGGATATGTGGGGCGATGTGGCCCGACGCATAGAACATGCGTTGTGTGAGATGGCTCTGCATGATCGAGAATTTTGGGACAGTCATGCCCCGAAGTACTTGGATTATGCAAGAGCCAATGGTTTGAAAATTCCGTTTGTTACTAGAGAGCAAGCACGGGAGCATGTGAAGACCAGATTTGATGTCTGGTTTTAAATAAGATTCCCATTTGCACATAAATAACGCTACCGGCTAGGGAATTGGTAGACAACTACTCAGTCTTTAAGAGAGAGGAGTGGCGTTCGTTAGTGTTTGCGTGAGCTGTGGCACTATTTGTAAATAGCTTAATAAAGATTTAGATGATAATGTAGCAGACGTTGAAGTTTGCGATCCGTTTGTTAGTTTAGATGTTAACCAAGCAGAAGAGATTGTGCAAGGACAGACGTCTTTTGTATCTGAGGCCGCAAAATGTGCTGTAATTCCCACGTATGAGGACTCTTACCAGTTGATTCCTACTGATGATAATCAGTCTATCAAGGATTTTCTTAGTAGGCCTAGAGCCGTTTTTAACGGCACTATATCAACTGGTACAGGGAACACGTACACACAGGATGTTGGCTTCACTACTAGCTTGACCACACTTTTGGGCCCTACAGCAGCTAACCGTTTATCGGGGGTTGCTGGTATTAGGGCAAAATTTGTGTGGACATTAGTAGTGAATGCGACACCATTTCATCAAGGATTGTTGAATCTCAATTGGCAATATGCCACTAGTGGAAGTGCAGCTTGGGACAAGAGGGTTAACCAATGGCCATTGACTGTTAATTTACCGCATGTCTTTTTAGATATTGCTGAACAGACAATGGTCACTTTGGAGGTTCCTTTTGTCTCAAATTATGAGTACTTACCAGTTAGTGACACTATTGATTGGGAGTATGGGACATTAGGCATAACAAACTTGACTGATGTCCGTGTGATAGCTGGTCAAGCCAATCCCACTTTTGTCCTTTACTTGTCATTGCAGGATATTGACTTGATTGGTGTCACACCAATTGAGACTTCGACAGCTGTGTTACAGGCTGGTCCTACCAGTCATGACAATAGTGCGAAGAAGTCTAAGCCAGTTCCTGTTGTTCACAAGGATTCAAAGATTACAAGTGAGAAGAAAAGTCACGGCTTATATAGTGGTTTAGTCGGTAAGGTGGCTGATGTTGTTAGTTATTCAAAGTACATACCTAGTTTATCAGCCATTGGCGGTACAGCTGAGTGGTTTCTCAGGGGTGCTTCTAAAGGTTTGGAAGCCTTTGGTTACGCTAAACCAGTAGAGTCCCATGTACCGACCAGGGTTTTGAGATCGGTTTATGCTGGGGATACTCACATAGACATACCTTCTGATGCTTATGTTGTTGGCCCTTTTCAGGGAAACACATTGGCTGTCACTGCTGATTTGGGATGTGATGATGAAGATCACATGGCGTTTGATTATGTTTTGACGAAAGAGAGTTACATATATAGGGGTACAATGTCCACTACACAAGTGGCTGGTACTTTATTGTATGGAACTCAGGTTTCGCCATCTTCATTTTGGTATCGCGATGTATCTACAACACCAACTCCCAATGGTAACATAGGTATGCCTGATGTTGGACCTATTACCGTCAATTGCTTTTTGCCTAGTACGTTGATGTATGTTGCAAACAATTTTAGGATGTGGCGTGGAGATATTAAGTTTAGGATAAAGTTTGCTAAGACGAAGATGCATGGGGCTCGTGTACAATTGACGTACACTCCTCAATATGTTAGAACTCCTTCCAGCACTGCTATATCAACTACTATCAGGACACCTTTTGTGTCCGGTAATATAGTGCAACCCCAAGGGTTTTCCACTATAGTTGATTTGCGTGATGGTAGTGATTTTGAATTTGTTGTGCCTTATGTTTCGCCTATAGAATATACTTCATTCAATTCTTCCATTGGTAGTTTCACCATGCATGTTGTTAACGGCTTGGTGACGCCTGCTACCGCATCTACTAGCATAGATTTTGCAGTTTTTGTATCAGCTATGCCAGGTTTTGAGCTGGCTTGTATTTGCCCGTCTTTGTTAGATGGTATTGGCACAGGTCCTACGGCCCGTTTGCAGGATGGGTTGGGCGGAATTGAGGAAAAGCCTGATACTAGTCAATTGGTTATTGGTGAGCGTTTTAATAGCATTAAAC